AGATAACAATTATGATGGTAAAATTACCATTATTGATATGGGTAAAGATCCATACAATAGATTACCTGAAGAAGTAATGACAGGAATGTTAGGTGCAGGTGGTTGGTCAGATGGAAAATTAACTTATCACACTGAAGTAGGAGGTCAATTATCAAAGTATTGTGGAGAAGAAAAAGCAATGGAGTTAATGGATCAAGTTATAACCAACTTCAAACGATTCCACCCTAAACCAGAGGCAGTTCAGTGTTCAAACCCACAATCAGAACCTGAATTTATAAAACCTCATTTTGGATTAAAATTATTTCCAGTATGGCATGTTGGTACAGATTACTTATCAGAAATAGCTAAAAATTGGTATGATTATTTAGTAGAAAAGGGTGTTAACTTTATATGGGAAACTAAAGTAACGGATATTGATTTTGAAGATCAACTGATATCTATAGGTATAATAGATAAAATATTTTATGATAAACTTATATTTGGTGTTGGTAAATCAGGAATTGATTTCGTTACAGAACTATCAAAAAAGTATGTTTTATTAACAGAACCTAAACCAGTACAAATAGGTGTTCGATTTGAGGCCCCACAAAAACACTTCCAAAAATTAATTGATATTAGTTATGATTTTAAATTATATAGAAAATTCGAAGATAAAGGTGTATCATTACGTTCATTCTGTACAAACAATAACGCCGCTTATGTTGCTGCGGAACATACTTATGGCGATGTAAGTTATAATGGACATGCTAAAAAAGATGAATCATATCGAAATAATATGACTAATTTTGGGATTTTAATGGAGATACAAGGTATAAGTTCACCATTTGTTTGGGCAAGAGAAGCAGTTCAAAAGTTACAAGTTGGTGGTGTAGGAACATTTTTCTCTCCTAGTGATAGAGTACCTTCAAAAACATCTGAAGGTAATTATGTAAAAACCCACGTTGTGGATAGTTTAAATCCATTATATGAAGCTATAGGTGATTATGCTTTTTATATAGAAGATTTTATTGAAGATATGAAAAAAGTGTTCCCAACACTTGGAAATGATTGGGGTGTTTATATGCCTGAGGTAAAATATTTAAGTCCTGAACCATTAGTTGATTATAATAATTTATCATTATATAACTATCCAAATATCCATTTTGTAGGAGATGCATTATCAGCTAGAGGAATTACAGTATCAGGTGCTCAAGGAACATATGTTGCTGAATATTTAATATCTAGTAATAAAGTTTCAATAAAAATAAAAGAAGAAAATTTGAATTTAAATTAAAAGTTATTATATTATAGTTATGAAAATAGGATTTACAGGTACAATGAGTGTTGGAAAAACAACATTGGTTAACGCATTAAAAGAATTACCAGAATTTAAAGGTTATAAATTTGCTACTGAAAGAAGTGAATATTTAAGAGATTTAGGTATTCCATTAAATAATGATTCATCAATTAAAGGTCAACTTATATTTTTAGCTGAACGTTCATCTGAACTATTACAAGAAAATATTATAACAGATAGAACTATCATTGATGTTATAGCATTTACTCATTCAGCTAAATCTATCCCAACATTTATGGGATATCAATTTGAACAACTTGCTAGTCATTTAATTAAAGAATATGATTATATATTTTATGTTTCTCCTGAAGTAGTTAAATTATAAGATAATGGTGTTAGGGTAGTAGATCAACAATATAGAGAAGAAATAGATACTTCTATTAAGAAAACTATTAAAAAATATATTAAACAAGAGATTAGTTACGCAGAATTATCGGGTTCTACTGAGGAAAGAATTAAGAAAATTAAACAGACGATATTTCATTAATATTTATAAGTAAACTTTATATAATGAAAAAGACTCGTTTACTTGAGATTATCCACGAAGAAATTGATACTGCTATAAATGAAATTCCTGATTTTGGTGGTAGGTATGATTCACAAGTTGCTGATAAGCATGGTGAAGAAGATACATTACAAGCTGCTACTGATGAAATAGTTGATGAAACTTTAAAAGATATGGATGTTACTAAAGCAGATCTTAAAAAGGATGCTGATAAAGCAAAAGAAGTACTTAAAGCTATTCGTAAAAAAGTAGTAGGAAAAAATCAAGACCCTAGAGTAAAAGATGCTCTAGAAAAACAAGAAGAATGGGATGATTCAGGTAATCTTTTACAATCTAATCAAGCAAATAATGCTATTTTAAAGGCATTAGGATTAAAAGAACCAGGCAAACGTGGTCGTAAAGCGTCTGAGAAAAAAGAAGAACCAACAACTTCCAAATCAGAACCTAAAGTTAAAGCTAGAGAAAAAGATGAAGAAGAAAAAGAAGCTGAAGCAGCAGTAGGTACGGATACAACAGCTAAATCATTAGGAGCTAAAGCAGAAAAAATGGCACAAGTTCAAAAATTTACTGATAAAATGAAAGATGAAGGTGTTGTAGGAGATGATAATAAAATTTTAGATGCTAAAAAATATAAAGAAGAATTTGCTAAATTTAAAGCAAAATTAAAATAATTTGAAAGATAAAGTAATACAATTAAAGTTATGGCATGTGATACTATTTAGTGTTGCGTTTTCGGTTTTAGTATATCTTGCTTTATTCAACACAAAAACAGTTGAAACTTCTGATTATGTTCAAGAAAAACAGAAGATAGATAGTTTAAGTTATGTAATTACAAATTTACAAAAAGAACAAATTAAATTAAATACCACTTTAATTACATACCAGACCAAAATTGACTCTCTAAACTTCCAAATGGATAGTACTAGACAAGAAATAGCAAACATACGCATATATTATGGTAGACAAATTAAAGATATTACTAATTACACTCCTTCTGAGCTCGACAAGTTTTTCACAAACAGATACTAGTAAATTATGTCTTGACTACAAAGTTGCAAAACAAGTAGCAATAGATTTAGTAAGAGGAGATTCGGCTATCGCTGAATTAGAACAAACTAGTATACTTGTAGATCAATTAATTTTCAAAACAATCCAACAAGATAGCATTATTAATATTTATAAAGATAAAGATGCTAATTGTTTATCCCAAATAGATAATTACAATAAGATTAGAGAACAACATAACCTTATAATTAATGGTTTAGAAAAGGATATTGAAAGTATTAAAAAAGAAAATAAAAATTTACGTAAAGCAACTACATTTCTCGGAGCAGGGTTTTTGGGAGTGTTAGTCTCTGTTATTACATTAGCATTTATTAAATAGATGAATAGCGAAATAAAAAAAGTAATTAGAGAAGAATACGTAAAGTGTGCAGCGTCACCTTCATACTTTATGAAGAAGTACTGTAACATCCAACATCCAAAAAGAGGTAGAATATTATTTAATTTATTTCCATTTCAAGATAGAGTATTAACTTTATTTCAAGAAAATCCATATTCAATTGTATTAAAATCTAGACAATTAGGTATTTCTACTTTATGCGCTGGTTACTCTTTATGGATAATGTTATTCCAACCAGATAAAAATATACTTTGTATAGCAACAAAACAAGAAACAGCTAAAAATATGGTTACAAAGGTAAAATTCATGTATGAAAATTTACCTTCTTGGCTTAAAGAACAAAACAAACCAGCAGAAGATAATAAATTAACCCTTCGTTTAAATAATGGTTCTCAAATAAAAGCCACTTCAGCATCAAGTGATGCAGGTAGATCAGAAGCAGTTTCTCTTTTAATAGTTGATGAGGCTGCCTTTATTAATAATATAGGTGAAATTTGGGCATCTGCTCAACAAACATTAGCAACTGGTGGAGGTTGTATAGCATTATCTACACCTTATGGTACTGGTAATTGGTTTCATCAAACTTGGGTTGATGCCGAAATGTCAGAAAATAGTTTTTTACCAATAAAATTACCTTGGCATGTACACCCAGAAAGAGATGAAGATTGGAGAAGACAACAAGATGCAGATTTAGGATCTAAAATGGCGGCACAAGAATGTGATTGTGATTTTTCTACTTCTGGTGATACTGTATTTTTACCTGAACAAATAGATTTTTTTGAAACAACTCATATAAAAGATCCACTTGAAAAACGAGGAGTAGATCAAAACCTATGGATTTGGGAACCGGCTGATTATTCAAGAGATTACTTAATAACAGCTGATATAGCTAGAGGTGATGGTAAAGATTATTCAGCATTTCATATATTTGATGTTGAAAGTTTTACACAAGTAGGTGAATATAAAGGACAAAT